GTAACACTTGGTGAAGTAAATACTTATATTGCTGGAGGTGCTGTTACTTCAGGTACTCATCTTACAGAGATATCTTGCGGAAACGTAGCAGCTGGTACAGCAACATTAAATTTATCTGATGGAACAGGAACGAAAACTGTTAATTTGGGTAATGCTGATGCTAATACTACATTTAATATTGATGCGATTACAGCAATCAATACTAACGTAAATGCTGCTGTTACTGTAAATACTGGTACTTCAACAGGAGCAATAACATTAGGTAACATTGCTAATAGTGGTGCTGTTGCGATTGAATCAAGTTCAACAGTAGATGTAGATGCAGCTGGCGCTGTTTCTATTAACTCTACTGGAGCTGCTATTAACATTGGTAATGATGCTAATGCATTCGCGGTTAATGTTGGAACAGGAGCGGCTGCTAGGACAGTAACGGTTGGTTCTACAAATACAACTTCCGCTACAACAATTCAGTCTGGTACTGGTGAGATCACTGTTACTGGGACTGTTAAGCAGATTGATGCTGAATTAATGGGGCAAAGCGGTGTATATATTCCTGCCTTTACTCAAGATTCAGTAGCAGCAACCGCAGCGAATACTGGTGGAGTTCCTACGGGCGCTACAGGTGATGTAAATGTTATATCACTTCAAACAGGCGCAGTAATGCAAGGATTTGTAGTTGGCGCAGGCCAGACAATTCTTCAGCCTATTATGGGCGCGAATGGGCTTATAATAAGTGCTGACCAAACAAACACAGAAGGAATGGAGTACAACTTCCCATATTTACAATATACAATAGGAACGAGTGCTGCATTTGCGTTTGAGCTTGATCTATACATAAATGATATGGACATGGCGGCACCTGTAGTGTTTGGATTCCGTAAAACAGAAGCCAATAATGCTGCATGGGCAAACTATGATACTTATGCAACTATGGGTATGATAGCTGCTTCTTCAGCAACAAATGTTGTGCTTGCTACCGAGCTTAATGCTGGCGGCCAGACTGTGACCAACACAAACGATGCCTGGGGCGGAGATGGAGCGAATAATGTTCTTAGAGTGTTAGTAGATGCTTCTGGGAATGTTACTTATACGAATGGTGGGGCGGCGCCAACTGCGACTGCAGCCTTCCAATTCGACAATGCAGATGTAGTTATTCCCTTTATTAGGGTTGGTCAGTCTGCTAGTCCGTCTGATTGTGCTATTCAAAGAATGAGAATAGGCTTTCAGGCTTAGCCGTTAATTTTCAACAGCTTAAGAGCAGGGATTGTTTTTCTTGCTCTTTTTTTTTATTTTTTGATAACGTAAGACAAAGTAAATCCCTCTGGATTAATTGTGAATTAAATTAATAAACTGCACGCTCACCATAAAGATCACGATCGGAACAATAATAAGTACGATAATATTGCAATTTTATGTCAAAGTTGTCATGCATCCGTTCATTGGAAAATGAGAAAAGGAATGAAACCATTAGAAGCCTTCGAAGAGGTAAAAAACAAAAAAGCCCCCAATCTCTAGGGGGCTAATGTATTTAACTCCATTGGCAAGCTTTAATGGCTTAAACCGAAGTTACTTTTTATCTTCACCTTTCTTGGTTTTTTCCTCAGCCTCTTTTTTCTCTCTTTCATTTTTGTCAGCAATCGCTTTGATAATCTGATCTTTAATATCTGAAATAGAAGCCAGATTTTCTTCTAGTGTGGAGTTAAGAGGAAATTCGAAATTAAAAACTTTTTGTGCATCAATTAGAGAATATTTACCCCTACCTTCAGCGAATATTTTTTTTTCCTGAGGTTTTTTTTCTTCAGTTTTTACTTCATCTGCCATAACAAATCCTTACGTAAAGTTGTTCAAGTTTATATTTAGCACTTTAGAATCCAGTTTGCTAAATTTATTTTTTTTTGACAATTAAAATTTGTAGTTGGAGTTATTAAATAAATAATATAATGTAAAATTAAACTTTAGTAAAAGGTGTGGCCAAAATCGCCACTGGACAAAACAGGAGTCCAAACAAGAAGAGAGGTAACAAATGGCTTATCCAATAAGATTAAGAGCAGAAGCCGTGAGAGCTGTGGCTTTTGGAGCAGTGACAGGGGCGTTCGCCGCATTAGGAGCTGCAACGACACATATAGGTCGTATCGTGCGATTTACTAACTATACAGATCAAATATTAGACTTTTCATTAGATGGAGTAGACGCTAATTATAGACTTAGCCCTACATCTACTTTAGTTTTAGATATCAGTACTAACCAAACTAAAAAAGATAATCTTTTCATCCCTGAAGGCCAGATTTTTTATATAAGACATGCAGGTGTAGCACCTACAACAGGCTCAGCATGGATTGAGCTAAGTCATGGAGGTTAAGTTATGAGTCAAGCATCAAGCTTAGAGTCAGGTGGATCAATAGCACCTAACATTGAATACCTAACAGGAGATGTTGGAGGATTGGTCGGTCCAGACGCAACATTTAATATAGATCTTCTTGGCGGGACTGGGTGTACAACAACAGGAACACCAGCTTCGAACCAAATAGTATTCGATGTTACAGGAGGAGGAATAACCTGGAGCAGAGTAGCAGGTCCAGCAGTGGCGGCAGCTATTGATAGCGGTTATATCCCCACAAATGCAGCTTTAGTTACATTTACGCTTCCAGTAACAGCAGCAGTCGGAACCGTAATAGAAATAGCTGGGGAGGGCGCTGGCATGTGGGCGATAGCTCAGAATGCAGGTCAGTCTATACAATTTGGAAACCTTTCTTCTACAGTAGGAGTTGGTGGATCAATCACCGCATCTAATCAATGGGATACAATTAAGATTGTGTGCCGAGTAGCTGATACTACATGGAGTGTTCTGTCTAATATAGGAATCTTAAATGTTGTATAAGGAGTAAGAGATGGTTTATCAAACAGGGGACAATCAATACCAGATAAGCAAATATATCGTAGATGCAACGTCTGGAGACTCTCCTTATAACACGATACAGTCTGCTCTAGATGCAGCTAATGCTGCAGGAGGCAATGCTAGTGTTATAATAAGAAATGGGACCTATACAGAAAATCTAACTCTTTATAGTGGGGTAGATTTAGTAGGAGACAGCGAACAAGCAACAGTTATTATAGGGACGCATACTCCGCCTTCTTCTGGGGTATTAAATATTTTTAGATGTGCCTTTCAAAGTGCGACTGATATTTTTAATTCAGCTATTGCAGGAACGACCGATATAATAATAGAAGATTGTGCAGTAACAGTTACCAATGGATATACATTTAATTTATTGAATTGGACAGGTAGCGTTGCAATATTTGATATTGGAAACGGTGGAACAAATGATGGTTTTTTCAATAATACTGCTGGCGCTTCATTTTTTGCCTTTTCTACTGGTTTTGGTAATGGAACTGGAAACACAATGAATGTTTCAGGCTTTACATTAATTACTACAGCAGATTGCTTATGTCCAATAAACTTTCAATCAACAGCTATTGTTGATATTACAACAAGTAGCTTTGGTCAAACGTTGACTACATCCAATACAGCAACTGTGTCAATAAAAAATAGTTCATTATCAACGGGAGCAAATCAATCAATAACACATAATTCTTCAAATGCTATTACATTATCAGATGTAAATATAAACACATCGAATGCTACCGCAATAGGAGGGACTGGATCAGTTATATTCGGATCAGTAACTTATGAAGATAGTAGTACAATAGCTGGAACAATTACCCAAACCTATGGAACTACATTCCAAACTGGAAATATAATCTCTGGCGGAATAGTTTCCCAAGTGCCAACAAGCACACAGAATATAGTAGCAGGAACGGGAATAACCGCAGCAATGTTTGCTGGAATAGTTAGAGTCCAAGGCTCAGGAGGCGCAGTAACAGTAACTGCAACGCCATCAATAGCAGATGGGGTAGATGGTCAAACAATGATCATACAAGGTGATTCTGATGCTAATACGGTTACTTTACAGGATGAAGGCACATTGGCTAATTCAGGGCTTTCACTTTCTGGAGCAACTAACTTTACCCTTGGAGAAGGTCATATATTACGATTAACTTTCGATGCAGGCTTAGATAAGTGGCTTGAAGTTTCAAGGTCAGCTAATTAAAGGAGGAAAAAGTGACAGACGCAGGATATGGAAAAATAGATTACCTTAAAAATACCTGGGACGATTTAAGAATAGTACCAGGAGCCTTTAGTTTTGCAGGGGCAGCAGATCCTTCTCTATCAGCATGGCAGCCTACAGGGGCGGGAACTTCTTTTCTGGTATATGAATTTGCTAGTGCAGACGTAGGATATTTTACAGTTCAAATGCCCCATAAGTATCTTCAAGGTTCCGATTTAAAGCCTCATGTACATTGGACTCCTAGAGGGTTTGGGGCTGCAGAAAATGGAAATACGGTGTTTTGGGAGCTAGATTATACAATAGCGAATGTAAATGGCACTTTTGGAGCTGCTGCAAATGTGCAGATGCATGACACATGTTCTGGAACCAATGAAAAACATGAAATAACTACATCTGGAACGATAACAGGAACAGGATTGACAGTGTCGCACATGATAGTTGGAAGAATAACTAGAGCGGCAGGTGATACATGGAACTCTGGAGTGCCGAATCAACAACCTGTTCTGTTGGAAATAGATTTCCATTATCAATTAGACACTACAGGTAGTGATAATGAGACAAGTAAAACAAATAAAAATAGCTAGGGGGAAAAATGGTTTATCAAACAAGTACAAACCAATACCAATCAAGTGAATATATTGTAGACCCTACATCAGATGAGTCACCATATAACACCATACAGGCTGCGTTAGATGCAGAAAATGCAGTAGGCTCTGGATCAGAAATATATGTTAGACCTGGAACTTATAATGAAAATTTAACTCTATATGATGGACAGGTTATTAAAGGAGCTACCCTAGAAACAATAATTGTTGGTAACCATACGCCACCAGCTTCAGGGATTTCTACATTAAAAGATTTATATTTAATTGCTTCTTCTGGGGATGTTCTAACTTCAGCAGTTGCCGGGACAGCAATAATCTTAGTTGAGAATTGTTATATAACAGTGACTAATGGATACGTGTTTGATCTTCCTAACTGGGCAGGTGGTACTTTAGCTTTGATTAGTAGTACGGATGCTTCAACTAATAATGGAGTAATAAATTGTACTGGAGGAGCAAATGCATTGATCTCTGGTTCTTTTGCAGGAAGAGGTGTTGGGAATACTTTAACGTTCTCTAATGGAAACTTGGATATAATTAGTACTAGAGTTGGATGCCCGGTCTCAGTAGCAGGAACGGGAACGATTACGATAAATGAAGGATCATCACTCCTTGGAACTTTGACAACAGGTGGCTCAGTTACAACTTCAATGACTAATACCAAGGTAAGCACAGGGGCAACACAGGCTATCACACATAGTTCTAGTAATACCTTAACATTAGCAGATGTAAATATAAACACTACAAATGTACCAGCGGTTGGTGGAACAGGAACTTTAGTTCTTGGGTCTGTAACTTATATTCAAGAATCTGGTTATGCTGGAACGTTAACTGTAACTAGAACTACAAAGTTTGACGCTGGAGATGTTGAATGCACCAATCTAGAGATAGACGTGCCCTCAGGTGATCCGTTTATGATCTTTAAGATAGCAGACGCAGATCAGTTTAGTTTTGGAGTAGATGATACTGATTCAGATATATTAAAGCTTACAGATGGAGCAAGTCCGAGTGCTGGAACAGAGTTTATGACACTCGATTCAAGTGCTGATGGTGATATTATATTCAATCCTAATGGAGAGGGAACTTTTGAGATTGGTGATGCAACACAGTCGCCAGGAGCCGCTGGAGATGTGTGTAGGTTTTTTGTAGGAGATACATTAGTTGGGCATAATCAATTTTATGAATTTAAAAATACTGACAATACAGATCCAGCATCTACTTCCGAGCTTATTATTACAGTAGGGGGGTCTTCAGGTGGCGATCCTTTAATGGTTTATAGAATTGGCGCTGTTAATAATTGGTCTACTGGGGTAGATAATTCAGATAGTGACAAATTCAAAATAAGTTATGGAGCTGGGGGTCCATCTGTTGGTACAAATATAGAAGTATTTACAACAGCTGGAGAAATAACAAAACCGTTGCAACCCTCGTTTTTAGCATATAATTCAGCTAACGATGCGAATCAGACGGGTAATGGAGCCACTGCTACCGCAGATTTTGATACCGAAATATTTGATCAAGGTGGAGATTTTTCTGGAGACACGTTTACAGCTCCAGTAACTGGAAAATATATGTTAAATACTAATTTAGTTTTTTCAAATCTTGCAGGAGCGAACATTGGGAATGCTCTTATTGTAACATCAAATCGTACTTATGCTAGTGGCCCTTTAAATTGGACCGCAATAAAAAGCTCGTCAAACTATGCATATGCAAAAGTGAGTGCATTATGTGACATGGATGCGGCAGATACGGCAACAGTTGCTGGTAGTTTAAGTGGACAGGGAGCTAATACTGTTGGCTTTTTTGGAGCTGCTGGGCCAAGCGTAACTACTTATTTTTCTGGTAAATTAGAATGTTAAAAAGGAAAAAGTCATGAAAAAGATAAACTCAAAAGGATACAAAATATCCACAGTAGATAAAAAAGCATTAGACCATTATCTGAACGTAGAGCCTGGAGTGTGGGCGCATAATGCTTTGAGAGGAATGGTAAATAAAGCCGTTAAATCAATCATGCGAGAATGGTTTGAGAAATATAAGGCTATCCAAGATGGAGATGTATCAGCAGATTTATCTGCAATAATCCCTGGAATAATAGCAATGGAAGACTTTAAGCCCTTCAATGTTCAAGCTCCAGAAGCTGTGACAATAGATAAGAAGGAGGCTTCAGAGACCGAAATATGGGAAGGTGGGTTTGATGTTGAAGACTATGAGTTAGACGCTTTAAACGCCTATTATGAAGATCCAGAGGCCATGATGGAATGGTTTATGACTAACAAAATAGACCGCAGAAGAAAAGCGTTTGTTAAGGAAAAAGAAGTTGAGATGATAAACGACCCAGGAACGACTATTATTCCTAAGCATCATGATGATTTCATAAACCTAGTATGTTCTAAGCCTGGATACAAGAATAGAAAGCAAAAAGAAGCAGAGGAAGAAATATCCTAACATAGGAGAGTGTAATGCCATTTATAGATAGATCCCCGTTGGAATATAACGTTAATACAACCTCTTCTTTTAGGAGATTTGAGGATGCTAGAGCTCCCACCAACGCTGATTATAAGCAATTCAGAGTCGGTGATCATTGGCTCGATACATCATCAGATGATTGGTATATTTTGTGCTATAGAGATTTGACTATAGGAATCTGGCGTAAAATGGCAGGGACGGGAGGCGCAGTTGAAAGCTTTATTCCTGACTCTGGAACATCGCCAATAGTCCCAAACGCAGCAAATGAGATAACAATAACAGGAACCAATGGTCTTTCTTTTGTTGGAGGATTGAATCAGTGGACAGTTCAGTCTGATAACGGTCAATTGATGACACAATTTGCTCTTAGTACAGGAACGTCTCCAGTAGTGCCAGACGCTACTGGTTTGATTACGCTAACAGATGGTGGTGGCATTACAATGACTGGCGGCTTAAATGCCGTAACTGTTGCGATTGACGCTCCTTTAGATGTTCAATATGGAGGAACAGGAGTAGCTACTATAACCGATGGAGCATTAATTGTAGGATCTGGCGTAGCTGCAGTAACAGAAGTTGGACCTCTTACAGACGGTCAGCTGGTAATAGGTTCTACAGGATTAGATCCTGTTGCAGCAAATTTATTATCTGCAGGTGGGACGGTCGCTATTACTAACGGAGCTGGATCAATAAATTTAGAGGCAGGAGCTGCAGTACCGACTTCATTTGTAACAGACGCTGGAACAGCAACTCCAGCATTGAATGTTCTAAATGTTCTAGGTGGGAATAATATTGGAACAGCTGGTGCTGCTAATAATCTAACAATTAATGTTAATGGGACAACAGACCATGCGGTCCAGGTTGGAAATGCTACTGCTAGCTTAACATCTCTTGCAGTCGGAACAAATGGTCAAGTTTTACTTGGAAGCACAGGCGCTGATCCAGTATTTGGAACGTTAACCTCAACTGGTGGAACTATTACATTTACTCCAGGAGCTGGAACATTAAATTTAGAAGCTGGTGGAGGAGTCGTAGCTACTACATATACGGCGGAAGACGCATCAACTTGTTCTCCAGCGGCTGGTAATCTAAATATTGTAGGAACCGCAACTAATGGTATAAATACCACGGCTGCTGGGAGTACTATGACTGTAGCGATGGCTAGTCCTTATTCTGATGGTGATTTTACTTTTACTACAGCTAGTGCCGGGACAACAAGGACGTTAACAGCTTCTAACACTGACAATACAAATGCTGCTTCCCATGCTCAGGTTGATATTGTGACTGGTGGGGCGAGTGGGGGTGATCCTTTTCTTCATCTTGAGGTGGATTCTGTTACAGAATATTCATTTGGGATAGACAATACAACCACAACAGATCTTGTGAAGATAACGACAGGGGCGAGTCCGTCCGCTGGAACAACATTAATGACAATCGGAAATAATGGAGTAAAGGATTTTGTTGGTTTTTTTGATTATACAGGTCCAGGGGCAACGGGAAATGCAAGTTTAAGGGTAGAAGATACAATAGTTGGTGGAAATGTAGGTCTTGCTACGTGGAATAATGATAATACAGATACTGATTCAAATTCAGCAGTTGTAGCAAGAGTTGGTGGGGCGTCAGGAGGTGATCCATTTCATACTTGTGAAATACCAAGTATAGCTGTTGTTTGCTGTGGTATAGATAATTCAGACGGTGATATATACAAAATAACGAATTCATCAAATCCATCTGTTGGAACAACATTTATGGAAATGACAACGGCGGGAGAATTCACGTATCCAAAACAACCAGCATTCCTAGCATACAATGCTTCAAGTGATGCAAATGTCACTGGTGATGGAACCGTAGTGGTTTTACCTTGCGATACGGAGGTTTTTGATCAAAATGCTGATTATAATAACGGAACATTTATTTTTACAGCCCCTGTAACTGGAGTATATAACTTTTCGACAGGTTGTATTTTCGGGGCGTTAGGAGCTGCTCATACTTTAGCCTATATCCGTGTTGTGACCTCAAATAGATCATATAATTCACATACTATTAATGCTGCTAATGCAAGAGATTCAGCAAACCAATTAGGTATTAACATTAATAATTATTGTGATATGGATGCAGCTGATACAGCTTATGTTGATGTAAGAGTAGCAAATAGTACTAAAACTGTTACTATAGCAGGTGGAAGTACAAAAGTATTTTTTAGTGGAGGGTTAACATGGTAAGACTACTAAAAGACCCAACCAAAAGAGAAGGAATCATATCCGCATCCCTAATAGGAATAATGTTTTTGTTTGCAGGCTGTGAGTTGGTAAAGAAATATCCTCAAGATAATATTATTGAAGAGATTGCAGAAGAAATAATAGAACAAAAAACGGGATTAGATATAGACCTAACGCCATTTTCAAAGGAGAAACAAGATGAATAAATTGAAAACATTTTATACCCATATGCTGATAGTAATACTTATAATACTTATCGTTGCCTTAGTGGGTATCTTCGGTGTTAAAGGCTTAGATATAAAAAAAGATGTTCCACCAAGTGAAGAGGTAACTAAAGCTTTGTATTTACATCTTTAATCGGTATGGTTATCTTTTCTTCCACTTTCTCTTTCTTAGCTCTTTTAGGTCTGTTGTAAATGGAAGCTATTTCCCCTATTTCAGCATGCAAGTCTTGTAGCTTCATCATTATTTCTACATGAGAACCCAATTTTTCCTTAGTATGTGTGTCTATAATTGCTTTTATTTCCTCTATCTTGGTGAAGAAAAGGCCGTAATTGTAGTCCAAGTCTCCTAAGATTTTCTTGCTAGAGTCTTTCATGTTTTTTTTATGCATAAGGTCTTGAATAATCAATAAAATTATGCATATTATGATAAGTACATATTCCATAAAATCTCCTAAAGTTCTATTTTTTTATGTAGTTCTTTTAATGTAGCATTTAAAATATTGTTAATAGGAGGTTCTCTATCGTAACGTTTTACCCATTTTCCGTTCCTGTAGACATTTCCTATGTCCAGCCATTTTCTATCTCCTTTTTCGAAATAAACAATATTTCTGAAGATCTCGAACTTGCCGTTTCCATGGGATACTTTGAAGTCGACGAACCCTTTTCGGAGTCCTTTATCTTCTGGGATGAAGTCTAAAATCTCAATTTCCATAAACCCTCTTTATTTGAGCTCTAAGCGCCGATCTTTTTGCAGATGGCAAATTATACGTTTTAACCCCGCAAAGGCTCTGGTGGTGCTTTAAAACACGTTTAACTCCCTTTATCATTTCAGACCTGCAAGGCAACTTAGCTTCCTGAAGTCCTTTAGTAGCTTCTGAAGCTTGATTGATGTTTTTCTTATTCTTCTAGCTGCTGCTGTAACCCTTTCAGCCTTTCCTAGATCTTTGCATATCTCTTGGATGGCTTCATGTATCTCATCAACTGTTATTGCTAACAACCATTCTGTACTATCTTTTTCCATAAAAACCCTCATTAAAGTGTAGTGTAACTAACTTTCTTTTAAAATAGAACATATTTTTTTGTACAATCCTTCTGTTATTTGGTATTTATTTTTTAACAGGTCTAGGAACTTATCTTGGGAGAGGTTGTATTTGTAATCAGAGTTTTTAGAATCAAACATCTTTTCTCCTGAGAGGATTAGTTTTCCCTTGTTTTTGAGAACTGGGCAGTTTAGGACGCTATACCATTTCTCATATTCCTCATAAGCCTCTTTGATTTTATCAAGGTTTTGGGGCGTTTTGTGTGCCAAAACGATGTGATCAGCAATATTGTCATATTTCTTTCTTAGTGAAGCTGGAGATTGGATGTTAAATAGATTGTCCGGCTTCATAGTGAAGTCTATTGCTTCTATTATTTTACTTTTTGGAATCTTGTCAATTCTAATCATTAGGTCAAAGTCTCTATCCCAAGTTTTCATCTTTGGAGGTTTTCTGTCAGACCTTCTTTCTTTTAGTTTTTTTAATAAATATTTAGAAAGAAAGTGAGCATCTTCAGATGCGAGAGGAGCGGGAGCGACGGCCTTCTTTGGAATATCCTTAGCTTTCTCAACTTTCTTTGGTTTACTTTCTTTATTCTTAATATGGTTCTTCTTAATAGGTTCTTCTTTATGTGCACCACATGCATGACCCTCATGCACGACATGCACTACCCCTCGTGCACCACATGCACTACTAAACTTTTCTTTAAAGTACTCAAAATTTCTAGGCCATAAATCGGTAATTTGAATTAAATTTGTATCTGGCGATCCATCTTCTTTTTCTCTTTTTTTTATTTTAATGAGCCCTTTTTTTTCTAATTCCTTTTTACAGATTATAACTTTTCGTAAGCTAATTTTCGTTTTTTCTGACAATAATTTATTTGAAGCAAAACAAGCGCCTCTGTCACCAGCTATTCTTTTTAAATGAATATAAAATGCTAGTTCATATGGATCTAATTCTGTTTCTAAAATAATATTAGGAATTTCAGTTCTGTATTTGTGCAAAGAACTGTGATCTTGAAGCTGAAAGTTTTGATATTCTGACATAATAACTCCTGTTGTTAGTGGTGTAACCTGAACAAAGAGCTAGCCTTATAAGAAAATAATCTTTATTATTTAGTTAAATCTAAAGATCGTGTAAACTTGTTTTCATATAAGGTTAGCTTTGCATTGTGACACCTTTATTTACGAGCTAGTGGTTTGCAGGCCTCTAGCTCATTCTTTTTTATAAAGAACATTTATAAGTAAACACATAATAAGAAATTAATTTTTATTTTAACACAAAAAAATGGTTTCTTGTTATTTCTTAAGTTAGAAATTAGAAATTGTCCCTTGGGGTTTCCCAGGGGATTTTTCTTTTAATAAAAATGCCCCAAGAACGGGGCAAGTATTCGGTGAAAACAAATATGTTTGAAGCTTCCTTGAACTAGGAGAAGCAAACAAATCCATACTCTTATATTTTTAAATTAATGGGAAGAAAAAAGAGCGGGGATGGCCGCTCTTCTATTGAAATTTCTAACAATATGACTATTGTTTATTGCTGAACGTCACACATGGTATGCCTTCCTTGCGATATTTGGCAAGTATATCTTCAGTGATGTCATAGTCATTACAAAACTTAACCCAGTCAATAGTTCCTTTTCTAGAGAAACGTTTCATTTTAATATTGGCATGAGTGAAAAAGCATTTCTTCCCGCCGTGTAGGCTCTTTAGCTTTGTCTCTATATCTTTTCTTTCCTGAACAATAGATTGCTCGTTAGCCTTTAATTCTGCCCACTTTTCGGCCAATCCATTAGACATAGCATCAGAGATATATTCCTCATCTCGGTCAGTTGTGTCGGGAGGGGTGTCTTTTACAACGTACTCCCAGAATTCCTTTGCCTTTTTTACCATTGATAGTTGATATTTAACATCAGGATAAACAGGTATCATCGTGTGTTCCGAATCGTCAACATATACAAAGTAATCACATCTATCCGCCTTTGTTACCCACAGTTGCCATTGCATTTGGTCATGATAATAGTCAGGAATCTTTAGCTCTAAGGCATTTTCATACAGTCTAAAGGATGTAGGGCATTTTATTTCACAGATAACACCAGCGTTTTCAGTAATGCCATCCAGAGAAGCCATTGCTACTTCCCATTCTTTAGAGTACATGACTCTTGGGATTAAAGGAATTCCGTGTAATTCAATATATTTTGCTAATGCCACTGGTTCCATGTCAATACCACGTTGCATAGCTGGAGTTGTTTTATCTGGACCCTTTTTACCTGTCTTTTCAAGCCATAAGGTGTAAGGGCTTTTCCAGGGGTTTGTTCCATTAATTATAGAAATGTCGGAACCACCGATGTGGCTCCTTCTGTTTTCAAACCATTCGGGTGATCTCTGGTCAGTTTTATTCATGTTCCATCGCCTCTATTTCTTGTTGTATTTTTAATTTTAAAGGTCCCAATTTGTCTCTAGTTATATCATATGGAGTTTTAGCTTGAGCGTACTCCAATATTTCTTCTTGCCTATCTTTATCTAACTTCTTAAGCAGCCTGGCTACTTCTTTAACTTCAGAAGCAATTAGTTCTTTTTTAGGTCTTCTATGCATTGCCGCTTCTCCATCATCATCATCCCCATTAGCAGTTACTCCAACAATCGAAGCCCAATTATATCTTCTAAGATAAGTTAGGTAACTACCGATGCTTTGTATATCATTTTTAGGCGGGGTTATTGGCATTTTAGATTCAATCCACTGTCCTGAAGCATGGCATAAGCGGGTGAATAGATACATTTGATTGCTTCCATTACTCAAAACTCTTTGTATAACAGAAAGTCCATTCTTAGCCAAGTAAGGTCTGCTAGCTTTTACTATTTGAGATAAATCCGCATAATTACTCTTAAAAAAAGGGTTTTTACTAGTAGTTTTAGCTATTTCTATTTCCCCCTGAGCCTTAGCCAACGCAGTGAATAGTTCTCCTAATTCAGCACTTTCACTTTGTGGTTTTTGTTGTATTACTTTTACTGCTTCTTCTTTGTTTTCCATTGTTATTCTCCTTGCTTTTCAGCGTAATCTTTTGCGTAAGATATGATATTGAAATCATCAAATCTCATCTCACCATGTGTGTCTTCTATTTCTTCTTTTGCATACTCAGCAAATTCTTCTGGATTAATAGTTCCATCTACATCATAGCATCCATATAGATCTTCTATTATTTCATTTAGTTCATATTCTCTATCAAACATAGTTTTCTCCAAAATTTTGTAGTACATTAATTTCTTTGTATGTTAACATACTATCAGAAACATTAAATATTACGCAACATAAAATGATAACATATTATCAAAAAAACATAAAGCTATGAAACTTAAAGACTACCTAAAAAAACACGGCATGAGCCGCACCAAGTTCGCAGAGAAAATAGGAATGAATCGACTTTCCATGGGACGATATATTAGCGGAAAACATAAAATCCCTTATGTTGTAATGTTAGCTATTGAATACGTAACGGCAGGAGAGGTTAAACGTGAAGACTGGGATATTAAAACATAAGTTTAAAGCAAAGAAAATAGAACTAGATGGTATTAATTTTAGTTCAAAGCTCGAGGGCAGATGGTATTCTATTATAAAAGAAATGAAAGAATCAGGGGAATTACTCTTTTTCTTAAGACAAGTGCCATTTCACCTTCCAGGAAATGTGGTTTATAGGGCTGATTTTATGCTTTTTTATACAGATGGTAATACAGAAATATGGGAATGCAAAGGTTTTGAAACTCCTGAATGGAGAATAAAGAAGCAATTAGTTGAATCTTTATATCCAGTAGAAATAAAAGTTGTAAAATGAAAGTATATACATACAGGTATGCATGCCCAAAATGCTTAAGAACATTTATATCAGATGAATATCATGAGGACTGGATTTGTTTTAAGTGTGGTGAATTATTAATAGTCATACCAAAAAGGATTTATTAAATGATTGAATCAAGTTATATATGCAGAGACTGTGCTATAAAAAATGGTGCAGAACCAGTAATAGGACATTGCTTCACTGCTCACTCAGATAAATGTCCTCATTGCAACAAAACAAAAAGTCTAGCTCACACTAGCGATTGGAATTGGCCTAACAATAAGAAACTAGAAAAAAACAGGGAGTTTTGAATGATAAAACTAAAGATAAGAATAAAAGCAGAAGCAACTACTTTTACTCACATAGAATTTCTGCCTGAAGAATATTGTATTTCCAAAAACAACAAGGATCTTCAGCATTTAGTTGATAAAGCTTGTCATGATTCTCATTTAGAAAATATTGAAGACGTAAAACTAACAGCAACATTTGAATGGTAACTATAGAAATAATAATTACCATTTTATTTATTGTAGTTGTAACTAAAGTAGTTTCTAAACTCCAATAGTTACAACCTTTTTTTTATTTAAAATGACCAACAATATTTACATTTAATACCGACTGCGTTTATAAAAACTCCATCAAAATATAAATAATTAGGGTATTTGATTTCCAACTGAGTGAAGCACTTCTTTCCATTAGCTCTTTTCCACTCATAACCTAATACATATTGTAATCCGAACGCACCGTAATTAATTTTGTCTTTTCTAGCATAGGAAGTCCTAACTCCTAGACCTTGGTATATCTTCTTATGATATTTTAGAATGCTAGCTTGGCCTTCTAATCCCCATATGCCGTATGCCATAGTTGCGCCAATACTGCCATCCAATGCTATATTTTCCTCTCTGAATCTATAACCTATATCTAAGCCAGGCATTGGAAGAGGTAATGGGAGGACATGTACCCCTGCATAAGCGTATGAGTTATTATTATAACATCTACTTACACTTCTATTTATTGGTAGTTCATCTGCTCTTTTAGGCAACTTAAACATTGGACGATTTAGCGTTTCGCTATCAGCAAATAGGCCAAAACTCATAACAACGGCACTAATGCCGATCAATATCTTTTTCATATATTCTCCTTAATTTCTACATCTCAAGCATACCAGGTTTAGTTTTTTTTGCAATAATATAATTTATGTAGTACAATTAACCAGAATATAAGGAGACTAAAATATGATATGTCCAGACTGTAAAGCCGAAGTATGTTTTGAATGCGGTTATTGCGATTGTAAGAAAACACCCGCTGTAATAGTAGATATAGATGGAACTCTTGCTAATATTGATCACAGGAGGCATCTAGTAGAAAAAGATAAAAAAGAGTGGGAAAAATTTAAACAAGAAATAATTAATGACAGACCCAATCAATGGTGTAGAATATTATGCTGTTGCATAAGTGCGCCTCCAATCGCCACATATGACCCAATTCATATATTATTTGTTACAGGTAGAGAAAAAAAATACAAACCGATTACTGAACTTCAAATCAAAGATTGGATTGATCCTGATTATTACTGTTTATTCACTAGAAAAGACAATGACTTTAGACAAGACACTGAAATAAAAAGAGAAATTTATCAAGAAAAGATAAAGGATAGGTATAACATTATATTTGCCATAGACGACAATGCAGAAATTGTTGAGTTATGGAGGTCACTTGGCATAGCCACGCTAGATTGCGCAGGATATAAAAGAAATAGTTAAAAATTATTTAATTAAAATATATGATTGGTTAACATGTAATCAAAGAAGGAAAGGAGGCATCTTATCGCAGCGGCTAAAGGCAACGACTATACGTTAAAAAGAAAAGTCAGTCCTCAATACACAAAAAAACAAATAGATAAACTTGCAGAAGATTTATTGGATTATGCTGAAAATTCCAAATCCATTCACTTAGCTCCTTGGTGTCGCAAGAAAAAAAAATCCATGTCATGGCTGAACGAATTGACAAAAACTCACGTTGAGATGAAAGCGGCTCACAAGCATGCCAAAGAGCTTTTATCAGCAAAGGTGCTTAATTCTAGCTTCTATGGAGAAGGCAACGCAACGGTTGGAATGACGTACCTTCCAGTCTATGATGAAGACTTCAAAGCGCTACTAAAATGGAAGGCAGAGATCCAAAAAGAACAGCCGAAAGAGCCTGAAAACAAGTGCGCATTCAACGACTGGAAGAATAAGCAGAAAGATAAGTAAATGACAATATAAAAGCTATCGGGTAACATTTCTTTATATTAAACAACTACACATTGGTATGAAAATGGAATGGATTCCAATATACACTCCAGAAGGAGAAGAAGACATTGTTCCTGACGAGGAGGATTATGATCTACTACTTTTTTTAGTAGATGAATGGCCTCATTTAGGATGGATATCCACAGCACATGAGTCCAAAGTTAGAAAATGGAACTGGTATTCTTTTTCAACACAAGAATCTCACAAAACATTTGACGCTGACATTTCTACTGATATTGAATTAAGAGTTACACATTGGTGTAGAATTCCAAAAATACCTGATAATGATAAAAAATAAATGCTAGATCTCAGTCCTAAACAACAAATATCTCTTAATGAATCTAATGCACGTATAAATATATGGGAAGGAGCTGTTCGTTCAGGCAAATCATATTCTAGTCTAATAAGATGGTTAGAATATATTCAAGAAGCTCCGCCTGGAAACTTAGTTATGGTTGGAAGAACAGCTACAACCATAAAGCATAACCTTGTAGATGAGATATGCAATCTTTTAGGAACAGACGCTAGGTATTATTCAGGAAAGAATGAACTGAACCTTTGGGGAAAGAGAATATATTTAGTAGGCGCTTCAGATGCGAGGAGTGAACAAAAGATACGGGGAGCTACTTTCTCTGGTGCTTACGTAGATGAGGCTACTCTTATACCAGAAGCTTTCTGGACTATGCTACTATCTAGGCTTTCAGTTCCCAATTCTAAGATATTCACCACAACAAACCCTGATTCACCTTTTCATTGGCTCAAAAAGAACTACATAGACAGGATAGATGAACTAGACATGAAGAGATGGAAGTTTTATTTAGAAGACAACCCCTCTCTTTCTGAAGAATTTAAAATCTCCCTAAAACAAGAATACCGTGGATTATGGTATAGAAGGTATATAGACGGCGAATGGTGTCTCGCTGAAGGAACTATCTATGACTTCTTTGATGAGGCTATTCATTGCATAGACTTTCCTCCAGGACAAGGAAAAGAATATTATGTTGGGATAGACTATGGTACAACAAATCCGTGTGCTTTTGTTTTGTTAGGTTACAACCCAATGAATTATCCAAATATGTGGGTAGAAAAAGAGTATTACTATGATAGCGCTAAGCACAGTAGGCAGAAAACAGATACAGAATACGCACAAGATCTAGCGAAGTTTATAGAAGGAATTCCAATATCTGGGATATATGTTGATCCAGCCGCTGCTTCTTTTAAATTAGAATGCAGTAGGCAAAGCATCCGTAACGTTTTTGATGCTAATAATGATGTGTTGGATGGAATAAGATTTGTAGCAGGTTTATTTACTAACGGAACTCTTAAGATATGCAAAAGTTGTCGTAATTTAATAAGAGAGATGGGAGCCTATGTTTGGGATCCTAAAAGCAAAGATTTAGGGGTAGATAAACCATTAAAAGCTAATGATCATTGTTTTAGTGAAGGAACGCCAATTGCTACACATTTTGGCCAAAGACCAATCGAGCGAGTGATGATAGGAGATATGGTTTTAACACCAATAGGTTATAAATATGTGATAGAAACTTTTGAAAATGAATCTGAAGTATATGAGTATGAGGTTTTAGGTCAAAAAATAAAATGTACTCCAAATCACAAATTTTTCACAATTAATGGTTGGAAAGAAGCCCGAAGCTTGATACAATCAGATATGTTTCTAATCAAAACAACGGGTGAAACATGTCTGAGGAAATCATCATATTTAACGGAATCAAGTACAGACGGTACTTATCCTCCAAGAATCTTTCCGATAGAAGATATTTCAGAGCACATAAAGCAGATTGCCTTAAAGGATGCGGCTATCTCCATCGAGATGTATGGAAATTCTATCATGGAGAAATACCCACAGGATGTCATATTCATCACATCGATGGAAATACCGCGAACAATGACATTAGCAACCTCAAGCATATATCAGCTAGCGAGCACTTATCCAAACATATGGCAAATCGTTCAAAAGAACAAATTGAAGCTGCAAGAGTTCATTGCGAAGAAATTAGACCGCTTACAAAAAAATGGCACAGATCAGAAGAAGGAAGAGAATGGCATAAAGAACACGGAATTAAAGCATATAAAAAAAGAAAACCAAAGAAATATAAATGTAAGCAATGCAATAAAGAATTCAAATCAACAAAATACACAAACACAAAATTTTGTTCAAATAACTGTAAATCACAATGGCGTAGAGACAATAAAATTGATGATGAGACAAGAATATGTCCGATATGTAGTAAAGAATATAGAATTAATAAATACTCAAAAGCAAAAACATGTTCAAAGAGTTGCGGAATCATTCATAGGAAAACAAAAAGTTTATAATCTGCACGTTGAAGATATGAATGTATATTATGCTAATGACATTTTAGTTTTAAACTGCAACGATAGTTTACGCTATTGCCTCCACACAGTATTTGGGCAAACATTAGGAAATCAAGATAGAATGACAAAAGAAAAGCTTGACTCTTTAAAGCGAAAAGTTCAATCTGAATGGTATTAGATTAAGGAAAAAGCCATGGGAACAAAAAAAATAAAGCACGATATTTTCCAAGCATTTATGATTTATTATCATATATTTGCTTATATATTTACCGCTGGAGTTTTAATATGGCTTTCAATAAAGTCTTACTTCTAGCTGGTATTTGGGGAATGAGTATGTCCTCCCCTATCGATGTAAAAAAAGAAGACACCAAAACAAATCCAAAACAAATACTTGAGGAAACTAAAATGAAGTCGAAGCTCAGAAAGTCCCTAACATCTGCATTATTTTTAACGGCAACAACATTTCCATTAAACATGTTTGCATCGTGGATAAGTATCACACCTCACCCAATAGATATTCACATAATAACGCCTGATGAGTATGAAGATGTATTTGAACCAGAATCTGATAAGTCATTGAGAGAGATGCGTAGAAATAATAATGAGGAGGATTAAGGTGGATGTACAATGGCCGTATCATTGCAAAAGTGGCCGTATTGTAATAAAATTTATGTTTGGAGAAGAAGATATGATGGAAAAACGGTACAAAAATGAGCCTTAACACACAACTTAACCTATTTGAAAACACAGAAGATCCTCTATGGCTAGAATATAGAAACCTAGAAAACAAACAAGATAAGCTTAGAAGGGGCATCTTCCAAAGGCATAATGCTATCTTAAAAATAGTTGTCTCACTCCAAGAAGAGATTGTCTCCCTTAGGGAAGAATTAAATGAATACAAACAATCCAAATAAATATAATTGTCAAATAAAAACTTTCCTTCTATCTTAATGCATAAGACAAGGAGAGGTGACTATGGCTAGTAGCACATATGGCTTAAGAGGATTTGAAGAATTCTATACTTCAGACGACGATAAAGAAATAAAAAGCAGGATGAGACAGATATATAATGACACATCCTCTATCACACAGGGAAGGTGGATTCAGCAATCTATAGACGAGAGATTCTACGCAGGTGATCAATCACTTTGGAATGAAATCTATTCACAAATACCTAACTTTAAAAGAAAGCAGTTTAACTTTAACAAAATAAAAAGAATTATAAACATGGTTTCTGGATACCAAAGAAGAAACCGAAAAAATCTTAACGTAACCCCAATAGAAAACTCCGATCAACAGACAGCTGATCAATTCTCTAAGCTCTTAGTATGGGCAAATAATCAGCAGAACGTATTAAACACAGTATCAGACGCGTTCTTAGGCTCTCTAATTACTGGAATGAATCTACTATCAGTATGGATGGACTACAGAACCGACCCATTCTCTGGAGACTTAAGAGTAGACAACATGAGCTACAATGGATATCTGATAGATCCATATTTCAAGAAAACAGACCTCTCCGATTGTAATTACATATGGACAAGAAAGTTTTTATCAAAGAAGCAGATAGCCTCTCTTATGCCTGATCGAGAAGAAGAAATCATGTCAATGAGAGCAGACGCTAATAAAGATGGATACTTTAACTTCCTTCCTGAAAACTATAACATGTCACAAAGAAGCCTATTGCCATACGATGAATTCTGGTATCTAGACTACAGGGATGCAAAGATAATAGTTGACCCGGTAAATGAAGAGTCCATGGAGTGGCAGGGGCCAAAAGAAAACCTCAAGCTCTTTTTAATGAGATACCCACAACTTAAAGTCCAAACAATACAGAAACAGACATGTAAGTTAGCAATATGTGTAAATAATAGAACCATGTACAACGGAAAGAACCCATATAAGGTTGATAAATATCCATTCGTTCCTATCATGGCATACTATCAACCAGAGCTTCCATATTATGAATGGCGAATTCAAGGTATGGTACGTTCCCTAAGAGACAGCCAGTTTATCCTTAATAGAAGGCAACAAATTCTTCTAGACGTTTTAGAAAGTCAAATAAACTCTGGATTAAAAGTAATGGAAGACTCCTTAGTAGACGACAGTGATGCATTCAAAGCAGGGCAAGGAGAAGCACTATTCATCAAAAAAGACGCTCCTTTGGGAATGGAATCAGTGCAAAAAATACCTCCAGCAGATGTTTCTCCAGCATTCACTCAAGTAATAGAACAGATGAATCAGTCTATGATGGATATCTCTGGTGTAAATGAAGAGTTACTTGGCAGCGCAGACGATGATAAAGCAGGTGTTCTTGCAATGCTAAGGCAGGGAGCAGGTCTTACCACGCTTCAGGTTCTATTTGATCATCTAGATGAAGGCTTAAAAGTATTAGGAAACCTAGAAGTAGACATGATCCAAAGCAATTTCACTCCTGCAAAGGTCTCTAGAATAATAGAAGAAGAACCATCGCAACAATTCTATAATAAATCCTTCCAAAAATATGATGCGGTAGTAGTAGAAGGCTCAGACACGCCAACGCAGAAGATGAATGCGTTTAAACAAGCGCTTTACTTAAGGGAGACAGGAGTTCCAATACCAACAGACTTCTTACTTGAAATGTCAACACTTCAGAACAAATCAAAGGTTGTAGAGCAAATACAGCAACAAGAGCAACAACAAGCTCAAATGCAGCAAATGAGAATGCAGCTTGAGATGCAAGAGCTTGAAGCAAGAGCTAAGTTAGCTGAAGCACGCGCCTATGCGGACCATGGTTTGGGTGCCGAAAGATTCACTAGAATACCTGAAAATAGGGCTTTGGCTGTTGAAAGGCTAGCCGAGGCACAAAAAGATAGGGATTTGGGAGCATTACATAAAGTAGAGGCTGCAAAAACTCTTACAGAAATGGATTTAAACAATCTCCAGAAAGCACTAGAAATAATTGAAAAGATAAAAGGTCAAGATAAAGTCGATGAGGCTAGAGAAGAAGCTAAAAGCCAGATAGAATCATCTAAAACGCCAATACAATCAATTTAACAGAGGTAATATCATGCCATTGCTTAAAGGGAAAACTCAAAAAATAGTTGGTAAAAATATTAGAAAGCTAAGACAAGAAGGTTATGGACAAAAGCAATCGGTCGCTATTGCTATGTCAACAGCTGGAAAGAAAAAAAAGAAAAAAGGAAAGAAATGACAGAGGAATATAAACAAGTAGAAGTAACATATAAATTCCACCTACCGGATAATGAAAATGAATTAAAAACACATCAATTAGCTCAGGATCTGTTTAGTGCAGTGTTTGAGATAGCTCAAGAATGCAGAACTGTCTTAAAGCATGGGCCTAGAAGCGGTGAGGGTGTCGAAGAGTTTGCTGAAAAAATACAAGAGCTATGTTCAGAGAGTAAGTTTTATGAAATAGTATAAAAAGGACGTTATCATGAAAAAAATAATAAAAAAAGTTATATCACACCTTAAAAAGGACAAAAAGAGCTGGGAGAAATTGGCCAAAGAAAGCAATAAAGAGGCTCAAGATGATGATACGCTAATTAAAGAAGTTAAGAAAAAAAAGAAGTGTAAAGCCAAAAAGGCAGAAAAATGAGCGTCACAGTTAGTGACACACCAATGCAATTTCATTTTGATATAGATAACTGTTGTAATTGTTGTATACCAAGAACTCGCCTTAAAGATAAGTCTCCTGTTTATATTAATAAATCCAACAAAGTAGAGCTCTTTGATTACAAAAAAAGCGATGATGTAAGAAGAGATGTTGAAAAAAGTTTAAAAAGAATCAAGACGTACACTAAAGATCTATGTTTTTTAATAGAAGAAGAGGGAGTCTTCAACTTCGAACAAAGACAAGTGATAACGGTAAGAGACATAAAAGACATCAATTCAATTCTAAAGACAAAAGCAATTCACGACGCAAATCAAAGAAATAGATTTACACAAAAGCATAAAAATAATACACATTAGAATGAGTAATCTGTCTTGCATGGGATAGTAGCGGGAGAGCTTGCGCCCGCGCGCTCATAAACATGTTGAAACAACTTAACTTCGAGAGGTGTTATATGGCACGCCGAGAGAAGGGTGGCAAATATGGGGGAATGTCTAAAAAAGGCAATTCTAATGATTCCAAGTTTGTAGAAAAATCACCTGGCAATTATAATAGTAGATATAAAGGTTTAGTATCTCCTGAGAAGGATATAGTAGAAGGCCCAGTGCCTCCTACGTATAAATCTAATAGATATAAATAGTTTTTTTGCATTGTAACTAGTTTTTTTGGAGTTGTGTTAAGTATAATCTATTTGACACAGCTCTTTTTTTTTGCATAATAAGTAAAAACCAAAGGTTCTATTATGTCAGTCATAGATTTAAGCGCAAAATTGCAAGAAACTCAAGAGGACTATGTAAAGCAGCTTTACAATCCAATAGAAGCTGGCGAGTTAGCCAATGAAGCAGGCAAGAGTTATATAAAGCAGCTTAACAAAAGCATAGAAAACAATGTAAAGCTTGGTCTAGATAAAATATTCATAATAGTTATCACCAAAAAAGACCCAAAAGTAAACAGAATGATAAAGATAACCTTTGGTATCTGTGATAAGCCTTTAAAGTTTAAAAGAGAGAATGCAGATTTGTGGGAGTATAATTATAAAACCTCAAAACTTAAACTACACTGGTCCCTGCCCCATAGAACTGAGATGAAAAACTTCCTACGTTCGCCAGAAAAGTACGATAAAGAAATAATAAAATGGATAAGAGAATATGTTGCTCAAGAGAACATTGATCTAACAGACAAGTCATCGCAGATAGTTTCGTAGGAAAGTTTCCTCCTCGAGAAATTACAAAACCTCTTTCTATCTGCGATTTTTCATAAGTAATTAACTTTTTATTTCCTATAAAATTAAAATATTAGTAGTATCAAATTAAATATTCGCTTGTCGGCGTTAAGACTTAAATTTTATATAGCGTAATAGGGCGTCGCAACCCACAAAGGAGGCATATGACCGAAGAAGAAGCAAAAAGCGTTAACAATCAGGAAGCCGCTACCCCTGTAGCTGAATCAGAGGACACTAGCCAAGAAGCAACTCAGTCAGCAATAGACACCAGCACCCCCGCTGAAGGGACTAAAGAATATAACTGGAGTCAAATGCGTAAGAAGAATGAGGAGCTTGAGAATCGAGTAAATGAAATGCTCCGTAGAGAAGAAGAAAGAAATGCCCCTCCTCCGCCAAAAGAGGATGAAGAGCTTAATACTTTAGCAGATGATGACATCATTACAGTGGCACAAGCCCGTAAGTTGTCAGAAAAGCAAGCTGAAGCATTAATAAAGAAGGCTCTTGAGCAGAGGGAAAGAGCGTCTCTTCCCGAAAGGACACGCGGTAAGTTTCAGGACTTCGATTCTATAATGACAGAAGATAATATTAAAAAATTAGAAAAAGAAGAGCCTGGGCTAGCTGAAGCATGTTCTAAAGCAAGCAATCCTTGGGAAGCGACTTATAAAATTTTAAAAAAATTTGTGTTACCATCAGAAGATGTAAATAAAAACAAAGGCAATCAAAAGATGGAAGAAAATCTTTCAAAGCCTGCATCTTCTAATTCTGTAGGGAGACAAAGTCCCCTTTCCGACGCTAACACGTGGGCAGAAGCTTCAAAGGACGAACTGTACAAAGAAATGATGCAAGCAGCGAGGTCGGCTCAATAACAAGAGGATAAAATATGACAACAACTACCACTATTTTGCCGCAACCAGTGCAGCAGAAGTTTAGTGCAAAAATGTTATCAACTCCTCAAGCAAGATTGATTCATAGACTTGCTGCTGTTCCGTACAGAATGCCTGAAAACTCAGGAAACATTTTACGTATGAGAAGATATACAAGACTAGCTACAGCGCCAGTTCCTGTAAATCCAGCAATGATGAATCCTCCTTCACAGCTTTTAACAGCGGTTGATATCGATGCGACAATCGATTGGTATGGTAGTTATGTAATAATTACAAAAGAAGTTACATTAACTAACCAAGACCCTGTATTGAATGAAGCTGCAGCACGTTTAGGGCAATCTCTTAGAGAAACAGAAGATCAGCTAATACGTGATATGCTTGAGGCGACAGCATCAATAGTAAACTGTACAGGTGGCACGAACGCGGACAATCCTACAGAAATCGTAAGATCAGATGTAGATGGCGTTATAGCTACATTACAGAATAACGACGGAGAATTTATCTCCGAAATGATAGGCGGCGAAGATAAGTTCGGAACTGGCCCAATACGTGATTCCTACTTTGCAATGGCAGATAGCAACATTATTGGCCAGTTGGAAAATGTAAACGGCTTTATAGCTAAAGCTCAGTATCCAAATGATAGAGGAACTCTTGCTTCAGAATGGGGAAGTATTTCCAACTTAAGATTCTTCTTATCATCAAGAGGCTCTGTAACAACAGCTGGTTCTCTATTAGGAGCTGATGTTTACAATATATTCGTTACAGCTCAAGAAGCATATTGCAACGTTGACCTAGATGGGTCAGCAGCTAAATTTATCTACCATCCACCAGGATTAACAAGAATAAAGACCCAAGTCCTGGATAAATCTTCTCTGATTGACTCGGAAGCCTACGGTGAAAGCTATGGTGACGAGGCGCAAGCCGAAGCAATTATGCTTCTTGCAGCGTGAACGACTTAGCGAGAAGACTCCGAAAGGAGATGCAAAAGTCTGGACTCGTGACGAAAGCACGAGAGGCCGATCCGAAGAGATTAGCCCGCTTAATTTAATTTGAACCTTTAAGGTTAAGAAAATGAACTTGTTGAATAATAGATTCTCTCAAAGACAAAACTTCGGAAGATATTCTTTTTCCTGGAGATATTGTTTTGTGAAATTCAATAAGCTTTTCACAAACTGTTTTTTTATATTTAAGAAAAACACTGATTTTAATGAGAAATTTATAGAGAGCTTTGCTAGAAATATACCATTGAAATTGGTTTCTAAGTTTTTTGCATTTAATGTTTCTAGGAATAAAATAAATGTTTCCACCAAATCTATTCAAAAGCCACGGAAAAATGGTAAGTTTGCTGTTGTTGCATGTAAGATAAATTTTATTAGAATTTATCCTAAGACAGCATTCAGCATCAATAAATCCCGCAAAATAAGCATAATCAAATTTAGAAGGATCTATTTTAACAATATTTTTGTAAATAAGGTCTTTATCGGTTTTATTTATAAGATTATATTCTTTTTTGATGAGTTTAAGTTTTTGAATAAGAGAATCTTTAAAATCTTTTCTAGTTTCTTTATAAAAATCACACAAAAGAGCTGCTTCATCTTTTTTTTCAATAAGAAATGGCATTATTTTGTTACAAAGATCAATAGCTTTTTTTCCTTGAATATGAAAACAGAACTCAGGTTTCCATTTTGGATGTTTCTTGTGCCGATTAGTCGCGCAGAAAGATCCTCCAAAATTATCAACAAAAAAACTAATAATTTCTTTGTTTGTAGAGGTAACTTGAATGCCGCACCTATATTGGAATCGGTTATCACGTTTGTCGAATTCTTTTCGGCAATAAAAACAGCCATCTCCGTCAAAATAGCCAGCGGTATAAGCAAATATAAATTTCTTTTCCATGCTAACCAGTATAGAGTTTTAAATTATTTTAAGTCAAAAAGTAACAGATTCGGGGGCGATGATCCTGTTGAGTTAAGACAAACAGCAGGTTATAGATTTGCATATGCAACACGTATTACAAATGATGCGTGGATTATTAATTTAAGAGCAACACTAGCATAAGGAGGGAGACTATGAGTACACCATTAGCGTTGATCGCTCAAGGCACCTTCACATCAACTGGTGCTGCACAGACAATAGAGTTGCCAAAACAACCGCATTATTTTGTAATAACAAACCGTTCTACATGGGGAACAGCTCCAACAGCGGTTGTACGTTCAGAATGGTATGATGGTTTTGGTGATGGACAAGCTATTACCACAACAGAAGGTGGTGCTAGCGCATTAACAGCAACTGCAATAGCAGCAGGTGGCGCTGGGTTTACATATGTAGATTTAAGCGATCAAGAGCCTGGAGCTTTAGTTGCAACAGGTACAGCGATTACAAACGCTAACCCTGCAGTTGTTTCAGACGCAAACAACCCAGCAGTAGGAGACATTGTAAGAGTGTTTAATACTACAGGGATGTTACAGATTGGAGGTATGGATTTCACAGTTACAGCAATAACAGCTGGTGTGGATTATACTTTAGGATATCTAGACGCATCTGGATTCGCTGCAGCAGCGACTAATGTTGATTATAGAGTAATTCCACAAAAATATTATTCACCATATAGAAGATACATAACAGGTATTACAGCGGCTAACCCTGCAGTATTAACTGTTTCAGTAGCACACAATTATCTTGTTGGTGATAGAATAAGAGTTTATTGCCCTGCAGCCTTTGGCATGACAGAAATAAACGGAGTAGAAGGAACTATAACAGCAGTAACAGCAAGTACAATAACAACTGATATCAATAGTGCGGCGTTTACAGCGTTTGCTTTCCCAACATCTGCAGTAGCAGCTGCTGGGGTATCATTCCCTCATGTTGTTCCAGTAGGTGAAGTGGCTACAAAGCTAACTTCTTCTATGGATAACACAGCATTTTATGGAATGACTCTTGGTACAGGAGTTGTGGGAGCTAATACCAATGTAATGGATTGGATGGCATTCTCACGTGATTATACTGTTTAATAAATAGGGGGAGTAAAATCCCCCAATTTTAAAGGAGAAAAGATGGATTTTGTAAAAGAAATATCAGTAGGCAACAGAAGAAAAAAGACTAAAGAAGAGATAAAAAAAGCAACAGAGCTTTTAGAAAAGGCGAGAGCAGAAGATTCTAAAATGGTTACAGGTGTTTTTATAAATAAAGAGGTTGAAGGCGGAGATTTATCCTTCACATATAAAAAATATAAAGAAGACCCACATAGAACATATCATTTTGAAGATGGTAAGACATACACAGTGCCTCTTGGTGTTGCAAAACATATTAATAATCAAACAAAAGTTAAAAGACATTCCTATTTAGTAGATAAAAATGGTAAAAAGATTTTAGGAACAGGAAACCCTAGACAAAGGTACCAATTTAACTCTACTGAGTTTATGTAAAATAAGTCATAGGAGGAAGTATGACTGTCACAGGAGATCTAGAGCAAATAAGAGCGAAGGTAAGAAGACTAACCGCTAGACCTTCTGCCAATCAAATAACAGATGCCGAATTAAATGATTATATAAATGATTTTTATATATACGATTTGCCACAGGTATTAAAACAATGGGATCTAAAGTCTAGTTTAAGCCCAATAGAAGCTACCACAACAGGTGGAGACAGGATATTGACAGAAGGCAGGTGGCTTTATACTGTTGATTCAAATCAATATATTAGCTTAGAACCTCCATTTTACGTTGGAGGATATGAAATAGAATACTTTCAGGATGTAAGATCATTCTTTAATTATTTTCCAACAAGGACTTCATCTCAAACTTTAGCTACTGCAACGGGAATTGCAGGCCCATATTCTGGAACGGTAACTGGAACCCCGATATTATTTAATAGCGTGTTCATTACAGCTCAAGATGGAACAGGAAACACGTTAGTTGTAGAATCTGATGAAGCTGGTAATTTAATAGGAGATGTAGTTGCAGGAGGAACAATTGATTTAATAACTGGAGCAGTTGCTAATCTAACGTTTACAGCATTAATCCCTGTTGGAAATATTATAAACTCTCAAGCAGTAAGCTATGTAGAAGCAAGACCTCAAGCTGTATTGTATCAAGACGATACTTTAACATTCTATCCAGTTCCTGATACAGCATATGAAATATCTTGTGTGGTATATTCTAATCCAGCTGAACTCACAGGAGTTGCAGAGCCAGAGATAAGGCAGTGGTGGAATTTAATTGCAATGGGAGCAGCAATAAAGATATTTACCGATAATTTAGATGTGGAGAGTATTGCAAAAATTCAACCTCTGTATGATCAGCAAAAAAGGTTAGTATTAAGAAAAACATTAAAACAATTATCAACCCAGCGAGTAGGAACCATCTTTGACGGCTATAATTACGGAGATTATGGACAAGGTGGCTACAGGGGCTGGTAGGAGAAAATAAATGGTTTATTATAATAATATTCCGCAATCTGGGGACAAACCCTCGCAATCTCAATCACAATTAGCATCAAACTTTGCTGATCTAGACACAGTCTTTAATGATAATCACATTGGATTCTCACAGGCATCAGATAGAGGAGAGCATAGAAAGGTAACGTTTAATAGCGTTATAGCTGATCCAGCGGAATCTGATCCAAAGACTTCTTTGTATATTAAAACGGTGGCGGGCGATAGCGAACTTTTTTATGAAAAATACGACAATGCTGCAGCAGCAAACCTCGTACAGCAGCTGACAAATTTGAGTATTACAAACCTAGTGAATGGAGGAACCGCTGGAGGAAGCCTTTATAGAATAGACTCACCTCTTGGCTTTACAATCTATTGCGGTACAACAAATTCATTTAGTGGCAACCGAACAGTTGTATTTCCTTCTGCATATACAACAAATTTAGCCACTCAAGCTACGGCTGAAGATGCAAATGTCCAGAAGACATCAACAACAACAACATTAACAGGGTTAACCTTGCGTACTGAAAACAATGTAAAGGTTAACTGGTTAGCAATAGGAATAATCTAATGGCAAAAACATTCATAGGTCCATATGAGACTGGAACACAGAGAAATCTAGAGCCTCTATGGCTACCTAATGAAGCTTTTGAGACTTTAGAAGATGTTTATGTATGGAGAGGAAGAGTAAGAAAGAAGTCTGGCTACTCAACACTTGGTAGGTTGAATGACGCAGGCGCAACAGCGACTCCAGTTGCAATAGGAAATGCAATATCTGGCAACTCTACTTTTTCAAGTGGAGCTTGGGCAGCAGCAGGGGACCTTCCGTTAGCTCCAGGGTCTGTTGCAATAAATGTTGCAGTTGGTGTTGCGCTTTGGCCAGCAAATATTACTTTAGTAGATAACGGAAATGGAACATTAACTGCATCTAATGCAGCAATAGCAGGAGGATATACATTATGTTACGGAACAATAAATTATGAGACTGGTACGTTTGATCTATATTTTGATCCTGTTCTTCCTGTTGGTGGCCCTTTTGCCGTCACTGTTACTGCTTTCAGACATCTTCCTAGATTATCTGCAATGGGGCTTGGAACATATGAGCAAACTAATATCAACCGTGAGGAATTAATTGCTTTCGACGAAGATTTTTCTTATTTGTATAATACTGCTACTGGAGTCTTTGATCCTTTGGTGGATGGGGCTGCTGTAGTTCAAGAGTGGTCTGGTTCTAATTCTGATTTCTTTTGGACATGGAACTATTACCAAGATAACGCCAGTAATTATTTATTTTGGGCCACAAATAATATTGCAAACTCAATAGTAGCTGGTCAGACAAGAGACGGAATACAGATCTATAATGGAACTAATTGGACGGCTCAGACTCCTCAAATAGATGCTACACCAAATGAATTAAGAGGCTGTCTGATCCTGGTTTCGTATAAAGATCGAATGATAGCTTTAAATACTCTTGAAGGTTTAGTAACTCCAGCAGGAGCAACTAGACACCCTAACAGAGCAAGATGGTCTCAGAATGGAGTGCCATATACCACAACTCTCGGGGGAGCAGATGCAAATGCTTGGAGAGATGACATAGTTGGAAGAGGTGGTTTTATAGATGCGCCTACTAGAGAAGCAATCGTATCCGCTGGATTCGTGAAAGATACACTATTGGTGTATTTTGAAAGATCAACTTGGCAGTTAAGATATACAGGTAATGAACTACTTCCATTTGTTTGGGAGCAAATAAATGCCGAATTAGGCTCGGAATCTACTTTCTCTAGTGTTATGTTTGATAAGGGCGTGATGACAGTAGGAGACAAAGGTATATATGCTTCTAGCGCAATCAACGTAGAGAGAATAGACAACAAAGTGCCTAGCTTAGTATTTAATATTCATAACGACAATGAAGGCCCAGCTAGAGTCCATGGAATAAGAGATTTTTATAATGAGTTAGTTTATTGGTGTTACCCCGATGATGACACCGATGGAACTTTCCCAAATAAAACAATCTGTTTAAATTATGCTGAAGGAAGCTATTCAATATTTAATGATAGCTTTACATGCTTTGGATACTGGCAAGATGTAACAGACTATACGTGGGCAACACTTCCATTTGACACATGGAGCTCATGGGATATTCCGTGGGGAAGTCCAATAGGGCAGAGCTATTTCCCATCAATAGTAGCAGGAAATCAGAAAGGTTTTATCCTTAGATTGAATCAGGGAATAGAGAACGGAGCATATGCAGATATAGAAAGTATCACTAATGCTAATCCAGCTGTAGTTCAAGTAGCAAATCATAATTTAAACACTGGACAATTCATAAAATTTTATTTTACAAGAGGTTTTACAGAAAATGTCGTTGCTGAAGCGGTTGGCACAGCTGTTGCTGGTTCAACTTCATTTACGGGCACACTTGCTAATATTGGGGTATTCCCAGCATCTGCGCCTACTGGAGGAGGTCCTAATTTCGTATCTATCCAGATAGGAGCCTTAATCTTTACAGATTTGGGAAATGGGACTTTACTTGAGTCAACTTTAGGAGTGCTAACTGGAACAATAGATTATGAGAACTCTACTTTTACTATAAATTTTGGAGCATTAGGTGTAGATACAGCGGTTACTGCGGACTATAGTTATAATATTTTAAACTACAGAGTTTTTTATGCAGCTAGGCTTACTGATAATACTTTCTCAATTTACAGCATTAATCAAACATCTGGATTAACAGAGGCGGTAGATTTATCAGGATATGGAGCAGCTTATACAGGATCTGGGGAAATATCACAGATATCAAACTTTAAAGCTAAGACAAAGAAGTTTAATCCTCATCTAGAAACTGGTAGTAATTTCAGGATGTTATATTATGACATGCTAATGAGTAAGAGTGACATGACATTTACTAGCAATATCTATGCTGATGAAGACGATAATCAAGCTGTATTGCAGTTAAATGTAACATGTGCAGATGAGACAGGCTCTGGCCTTGCTAAAGAGAAGACATGGAAAAGGGTTTATGCCAACACTAATTCAGATTTTGTACAATTAGAATTTGAACTATCTAGAATACAGATCACAGATAGAGACAATTACGCATCAGACTTTAGATTTCATGCCATGTTAATAGAAACACTAGCAACAGGAAGACAGGTTAATAGATCATGACGTTTAGACCGATAAACACATTAGAGACACCTCTTCCAGAGAATGTATCTTTTTCAGAAGATTACAAGCAGTTTCTTGAGCAGATAACCAGATATTATAGAGACATTGCAAGGACTGTTAACGACAAGGAAAGAGGGTTCTATCCTGAAGAGCTAGAGATTTTAAACAGTCAGAAGTATTTCGTAGCGGGCGACCCCCAAAGATATAGAAATGTTTTTAGAAAGGTTTTTTCATTTGGGGCTATAGCAGCGGGGGCCGTTTTAAATATTGCTCACGGAATCACTGGCTTGACAGAAGTAACAGATCTATATGGTGCTGTAATCACAGCCGTTCCAGACGACAGGCCTATTCCTTATGTTGATACAGTTCTAGTAACGAATCAGATATCAGTGCTTAGGAATGGCATAAACATAGTCGTTACAAACGGGGCTACTGCACCTAATGTTACTTCAGGTACCATAGTCATCGAGTACCTTAAACAATAGATGTAAAGCAGCTTTACATTTGTTCGTTAAACTGTTGCAATAAATCAAAGAAAAGATTTTACTTAAGAGAAACAAGGAGAGGACATGTCTACTTTATCACAAGCATTATTCGGGAGAAGAGAGAGACTTGAACAAGTCCCTACTGTATCCCCTCAACAACAACAGTTTCTTACTCAGCTATTAGGGCAAATACAACGCCCTTTAGGAGCGGGAATAGAAAACTTACAGCAATTAATATCTGGTGATGTTTCAGCATTTGAAAAACCAGCGATGAGACAATTTCAAGAAGAGATTATTCCTGGGATAGCCGAAAGATTTTCAGGTCTAGGAGCTGGAGCACAACAGTCATCAGCATTCCAGCAAGCATTGGGCGGCGCTGGAGCTGGTCTTGCTGAAAGATTAGGAATGCAAAGGGCAGGACTTCAACAACAAGGATTAAGTCAGTTAATGGGGCTTTTAGGGCCAGCCCTAACGCAACAGCAACAACCAATTTTTAGGCCTGGAACTCCAGGTTTATTTGGCGCACTAGCAGGTGGGTTAGGCTCAGCGTTAGGAACAGCTGGTGGCTTAGGTTTAGGAAGATTACTAGGAGGGATATAATGGCAATACCAATAATACCGCAAGAACCATCATTACTGGAGACTTTGGGCGTTGGATTAGGTGGTGGTGTGCAGACAGGTATGCAAACTGCACTACAACGTCAATTACAACAAACTCAGCCAATAACAGAATATCAGCAATTGCAAACAGCTTTAAGAGCTAGAGAGTTAGAACAAAAAGAAGTGAAAGAGGAGGAAAGAAAAGCAGAATGGGAGTATACGCAACATAAAGATTTTAGAAAAGAGGTAACAGAGAATTATAGAGATGCATTGGAGACGGATATGCGTCTAAATAGAATGGCTGAATTGAATAATACTGGGCAATTAACAGCTCCTGCTACTGCAGTTTTGTTAGATAAGCTAGGGCTGCCAGTTTCTATTTTAGGAAACCCTGATTCTGAAGAATTTGATAAATTATCAAAAGATCTTTTAAAAAACATAAGAACTTATTTTGGAGCAAGAATTAATGTTGTAGAAGTAGAAAACTTCTTAAAAACTATCCCATCATTAATGAACTCTCAAGAAGGTAGGTCTAGGGTAATAAGTAATTTAAAAATGCTATTGGAGCCTAGAAAGCTTATGTTTGATGAATATAGAAGAATTAGAGAGGAGCGTTTACAACAGGGAAAGCCTTTGCCTATTGATTTAGAAGAGAGCGTTATAGAGGGAATAAAGCCTCAATTAGACGAATTATCACAAAGGTTTGAAGCTGGACCTTCTCAAGATATAGGTCCTCAAATTGCACCTGAAACAAATATTTTTCAAAAAATGCCAGCGCCTAAAGATTATTCTGGAGCCGTTATTGAAGATGATAAAGGAAACAGATATAGAAGTGATGGTAAAAAGTGGAGGAAAATCTAATGCCATTTAGATTAGTTCAAGAAGATCAGGCAGGACAGCCTGAAGAAGTCAACGGTAAATTTAGGCTTGTAGATCCTTCGGAACTTGAACCTACAAAAGAAGAGAAGGTTGCAAAAAGTCTAAAGTTTTTTGGATATCAACCCTCTCCTGAAGCTATAAGAAAAATAAGACAACCTGTAGGTGTTGGGTTAAAGGGATTAACAAAAGGACTACTTGGAACAGCGGGAGAACTTATTGCGTTTCCACAAAGAATAGCAGGTGTTAAGAAACCTATTACAGGTTTGCCTACAACAGAACAAGTTGGAGATTTTTTTGAAAAACTTTCTGGGGAAGAATTTAAGCCAGAAAATTTAACAGAAGAATTTATTGATAGAGGGGCTGAATTTCTGGGTTCTATCCTAGGTCTAGGAGGGCCGCTAAAGGGGACCACATTAGCTAAAACAATGGGAAGGACTATATTGGGTGCTTTTGCTCCAGCTGGTGCTTCAATAGCTGCAGAAAAGGCTAAATTACCGCCTTGGGCTCAGATAGCTAGCACCATAGGAACAAGTTTCTTAACTCATAGGTTGACTGGTAAGGGGCTTCGAGATATCGAGAGGGGATTATATAGAAATGCCAGAGAGTTGGCAGCGGACAATGAAATTTCTGCAACTTCATTAAGAAATGGAATTAAAAACCAAATAAAAAACTTAAAAAAAGGAGGAATAGAACAATCGGATAGAGAGGCCTTAAGAAAGTTAAATGATACTTTAGGAGCCATAAAAGATAATAAAATTAAAATTTCTGATTTAATGGAAACAAAGGTTAAATTAAACGAAGCGCGAGGAAAATTATTTGCTAAAGATTTAGGAAAGTCAGGAGTAAGGGCTGCAAGGAAAAAATTAAAAGACGTAGCAGGCTTGTTAGACAAAAATGTAGAAAAATTTGACAATCCTAAGTTTCAGACAACTTTAAAACAAGCAAACCAACTTCATAGTGGAGTCGCAGAAACAAGAAAAATGTTTAATTTTATAAAAGATCACCCTCAATTATCTGGGTTAAGTTCATTGGCTTTAAAATATTTGTTTCCATCATTAATAAAATGGGGAGGTCCAATAGCTGCTGCTGGGCAAGTCGGGCAATTTATGAAGGCCATGACCAAATTTCCAGGCTATAGAAAAGCTTATTTTGATGTATTAAAGAATGCAGCAAAAGAAGAAGTAAGGGGGACAGCAGGTGCTCTAAAAAAATTTAATAAACAAACAGAAGATTTAGAGAGAAAAGGGGAGTTTAGATTAATAAAGGAATAATAAAAATTAAATTTCAGGATCAACTGATGCGTCTTCCATTCTATATATTGATACAAGAATTGTTATAAATACAATTATGCCTATCATCTTTTAAAGTCTCCTTCTCCGAATTCTATATCTGAATCTTTCCAACATCGATGAAGGTGCCATATGAAAATTGCACATCCTAAAATAAATATCATTTCCTCCTCTCCTCGATAGCACAAAGTCTTCCGTGAAAGTTCTTCATTTCTTCATAAATAGACTTTTGTAAAGAATCTATTTTAGATGAAATGTATAAAAGATAAGGTAATATTATGCCTACAATAGCTATTAATAAAACTAATAATTGAAACCAGCTCATGTCTCCTCCAAAATCTCAACCTAGTGTATCAGAGGTTAGGGTTTTTGTAAATACGAAGGATTATTTTAATCTTTAAATAAAATCTTTAACCCTATAAAACATTAATATAACAAAAGGAGGTTCGATATGAATCCTGTTGCATTAATGTCTAAGCACTGCAAGATCTATGAGCAAGATAGATATTTTACTGTAAAAAGTTTAGCAAAGAAAAACAGGCAGCTCGGCGTTTGGCCATCTAATGAGTTTACCATTAGGGATTTTCAGGGAGATTTTAATAGGATGGGGTTTAAGGATGTTTTTGTTATCAAAGATCATACGTTGTTTGTGAATGAGATGAAGTTTTGGCAGGCTTTAATTACTATAAGGGATATAAAGTTTATTAAGGTTAAAGGGTTGTTTTAATCGTCGGGGATGTGGCGCCAGGTTATTTGAGCTTCTTTAAATCCTCATGGAGCTCTTTTCCAGTAGCAACTCCTTTTTTAATGATAATATTTACTTCTTTTTCATCAATATTATTATTTAACAATGTATTTGTTAATAAAGTAATTACAGAATCAGCAAATTTTTTTAGAGAATAGATGTCCCTATATTTATCTTCTAATGCCATAATATCATTCCATAACTCATCTTTTATATTTCTAACCATTGGTGTCCCCTTTGTTTTTTTACGGATTTGAATTGTATGCCGTCCTTTTTTTATTGCATCTTGGTGATTGTCTTTATGAGTTCCCAAAAATAGATGTTGTGGGTTACAACACGATCTCACGTCGCATGTGTGACATACTAGAAGCCCCTCTGGTATTTCGCCATTGAATAGTTGGTAAGACAAACGATGAGCCGAAACTCTTCTTTTAACAGATGAATTTCTTAATCTCCCGTACCCATTTCTTTCTATGTAAAAAGGCCAAATTTTACAGCCATTTTTATCTGGTTTAATATTATTAATAATCTCAATAAACTTCTTGTCAGATATTTTTTGGTGACAACCGCAAGATATAACCCTTTTTTCTACTAGATGATCTCTTCTGACTAATTTTTTTTCACCACATTCACATTGGCATTCCCAAAAGTATTGATACAATTTTCCAGTTTTTTTGATGTGTGAAAATTTTAATACAGTTAGTTTCCCACTTTTTAATCCAGTAAGATCTTTAATTTCACCTTTTTTCATTTATTTCTTCCTCACATAATATCTCGCTAAAAGAATATAATGCTTTTTCTACAAATTCTTTAATCGTCATCCCACGTGATGTAGCTGCAAGTTTTATCTCTAAATGTTTGTGCTCTGGGAGGTCTAAGGCTATTCTTTTTATCTTTTCAATTTTTTTATTACTAGACATGTGTTAAGCTCAACTTGTAATAATTAACTATTTAAATTGTTACATATTTAAAAATTTTAAACAAGGAGAAATATTATGCCTAGTAATAATAGAGATGGATATGGATTTGGATTAGGTGGCCCTACTCCAAGACTATCTCCAACGCCTGTTATCGCAAGACGTGTGCCTGCAACGACAGATACAGACTATGCTTTAGGAACTACGTGGATTAACGAAGTTACCAATCAAGCCTGGGTGATGACTGGAGCGTCCGGGGGAGCAGCGACGTGGTCAATTTCAAGTCCGGGGGCCTCAGACGTTGACACCATCAACGGCCTGTCCCCAGTAGCCGGTAATATCATCATAGACGGCGGTACAAACGTCACAGACGTAAACGCAGGTAATACCGTAACCTTAAACCTAGATGATGCCATAACGCTGGCAACAAGCGTAACATCACCAATATATACTTCAGCAGCGGCGATGGATATAAACGCTCCAGCGGGAAGTAATATCACAATCCAACTTGGAGATGCAGCAGGGGCTAATATACTAGAGATAGAAGATTCAGCTTCAGCAGCAGTAGCAACAATTGATTCTAATGGTGTAGCAACATTTGTTGGAATGGATGGAGTATTAGGTGGAGTAACACCAGCAGCCATTACAGGAACAACAATTACAGCAAATACCTCTGTAACAGCTCCAGTATACACAGCTAATGCAGCAGATGCATTAGTTCAAGCAGGTGGAGTAAACGATGTTGTTTTAAGATTAGGCGATGCCGCAGGAGCGACTTTCTTTAGAGTTCAAGACAGTGCTTCTGGAGATCTTTATACTATTGACTCTAGTGGTGCACATAGCACATTTGCTGGATTAACAGTATCTGGAGCTGCAATCTCTCTTAATGATAACTCAAACTTTAATACAACAATAAATACAGGGACATCAACAGGAACCGTTTCTGTTGGAAGTGCTAATGCAGGAGCTATAACAATAGATTCGGGCGCAGGTGTTTCAATAGACGGTGCTACTGCCTCTAACTTCACAGTTACAGGAGCAGCGCAGGATCTAACATTAGGAGCTACTGGTGGTTCTATCAATGTTGTAGCAACAGAAGCAGATGCACAAGCTATATTAATAGATGCATCTAACGCGGCAGGTGGTATTGATGTTGATTGTGGTACAGGAGGCTTCGATCTTCTAACTACAGGTGGAGGATTCTCTATAGATGGAGAAGCAGCATCAAATATTACAGTAACAAGCGCTGGGCTAGATTTAAGCCTTCAAGGTGTTGGTTGTGCAGTAAATATTACATCTACTGAAGCTCAAAATGATGCTATACATATCAATGCATCAGCAGCTAATGGTGGAGTTCAAATCCACGCAGGAACAGGTGGAATCTTGATAGGAGATGAAGCAGATACTGCAGGCATCACAATTGGTAATATAGCTCCTACACAAAATAGAACTATAGTTATCGGTTCTGGTACTGTCGTAACAGCAGCCGTAACTGATGATATAAGCATTGGTGATGGTGGTGCTACAACTAATGTTAACTCAATAAAGCATGTTGATATTAACAATGGTGGGGTAACACTTGGTGAAGTAAATACTTATATTGCTGGAGGTGCTGTTACTTCAGGTACTCATCTTACAGAGATATCTTGCGGAAACGTAGCAGCTGGTACAGCAACATTAAATTTATCTGATGGA